GGTAATTCCTCTTTTGATTAACTTTCGCCGTAAGAACAGGCAAATTGCAGGCGCCAGACCATACGCCCCTCTGCCGTGGGGATTGGTGATGGTATGCCACCCATATTGGTGATTTGGCCGACGCAGGAGTCGCTGATAGGATTTTGCTGCACGTAGTCGATGATGGCCTGCACGTCAGACTCTGACTTTGCGTAATCTCCTGCAGACTTGCCAGTGATGAGGTCAACAAGCACGTAATGGTCTGAGCCGATATCTCTGTCAACCGGAGAGCCACCGTTAGGCCTGAACACGATGAACCGCTGCTTCAGGTCGCCCGTATCAGTCCAGATGAGTGACTGAACCGAGTATCCCGACGTCAGCCCGGCACCGATAAGAAGGTTTTTAACACGCTGATGCATTGGAGGATTCACAGGCTCATCTCCTTTTTAATGGTGCGGTCGATGAGGTCGCGAGTATCCTCGAAGCCTTTGGTCAAAAACTCCTTCTGGGCTGTAGCCCTGCGGAAGGTCTGCGGCACATTCGGATCGTGAACATAAACCGCATAGTTAGCCGAGTAACCAACCCGCCCGGTTAGACGCGTACCTTTGATGTCCAACTCTCGATACTGGCTGTTGATGAGGGTGGACGTGTCGATAGGCGTGTACAGCGCCGCCTGTGATGAGCCGATGATTAATGCGCCTTGAATAGCCCTGACAGCCTTCCTGCCCTGAATGTCGCCAATCAGTGCGTTGAGATTCTGCTGAGCCTGGCGGGTGCCGCGGACCTTTACTCCCATATCAGACCCCCGTCAGAATTGCATAATCATCAACCAGCCGCTCAAAGGTGTCCGCATAGCGAATAGCCTGCATAACCTCATCAGCGCCCGCTGCGATCGGATCAGGATTGATCGACGCACCAATCAGGATGTAATCACCGGTATCTGCCAGTGCATACTCCGTCCATATGGTGTTCTTGACCACCTTCTCGCCGCCTATCGCCCCTAACCGCTTGCTCAGCCCACCCTGATAGTCGCAGGCAATCACAAGCGGTTCAGACCAGCCCAGAGAATCGCCGTACTCATCCAGCCCCAAAGACTTCCAGATGGTCGCCTGCGCCGTGTATGACCAGCTGGCTAAAGATGACATGTCATTCCCTCCAGCTGATTACAGTGGGCTTTCCAGCAGCGATGCGAGGGCAATTAATCCGCCACTCGCCAGCCTCGTTAACGTATCCAGTAGTCTGTGCGCCCATGTCGGTTTTCACCCACACCCGGCTGAATGCCTTGGGTAGCCTCTCCGATACGGTAATCCACATCAGCAGCCCCCAACCACGTCAAAGAACCCAACGCTGCTGCCTACATCAATCGGCAATGATGACGTACAGCCAGAAGTATCCAGCGCGGCGAGAGTGTTGCGCATAGTCTTCACATCACCGCTGTAATCGAATGACCGGGACGCCCCTGAAGGCGCTGACTGTGATTTGATGCGCTGGCTGTATGCGGTGATAGCCATCAACGTCACGGCGTACACCTGAATCAGCATAAGATCGCATTCATCGTAGCCAGCCGCCTCCAGGCACATGCTGATACTGCCTAACTTGCACAGATAGGCATCAATCATGAAGTCCGGGACCGCGTAACCCAGCGCAGATAACTGCTGTTTAACCTGCGCCGCCGTTATCTGCACTGCCATGGTTACTTATCCTTCTTGATTGCGGCCGCCAGCGCTGCTTCGGCATCGTCAGCTCGCTTGGCTTCTGATTCCAGAGCGGATGAGTGCTCTTTCTCTTTCGACTCAGCCGCATCCTGCAGAGCTTTAATCTGCGCATTCGCATCATCGAGCTTTGCCTGCAGAGCGGAGGTGTCGCCCGCTGACGGCGTGGCTACCTCAAAGGAAGTCAGCTTTGTTCCTTTCTTCTTGTCGGTTTCTTTCGCCTTGCCGGTTTCCATCCAGCGCTTTGCCGTTAAATCATCAACCTCAACAATCTCACCAACCTCCAGTTTGCGGAGGTTGGCACCGGCGTGCAGACTGCCTGACGTAATTTCTACCAGTGCCATGATTGCTCCTTAGCTTGATGCGTGGATAACAGAGTACTTGCTGTTGATGTCCTGCTTAACCATCAGGCCCATTGCGCCCCAAGTGCGCCAGATGTAGTCGCTGTTGTAGTGCGGGCGTGGCTCAGCAACGGTACCGATAGCCTGACCTACGATCGGGGCGACTACGCCAGCACCCAGTGGGATGATGACGATTTCATTGCCAGTCAGCTGACTGTCTTCTTTGATCGCCGCGACACCGGTGAGTTTCAGCAATTCAGCCAGAACCGTGCCGCTCTGGTAGTTATCAGAGAAGAAGCGTTCCAGGTTGGAAATGATTTCACCAGAAACGTACCAGGTCTGGTCCGCATACTGATTATTGATGCGCCGCATCTGGTCACGCAGTGCAATGGCACCGTTGCGGAGGTCTGCAGATGAGACCGCGGCTGAACTGAAGTCGATATTCAGGCCGGTTGCTCCGAGGTCGATTTGCATAACACGCTCATCGTCCTTCAGCCCTTTCCAGGTCAGGCCATCAAATACTGCGAAGTTACCTGCTTTGTCACGGAAGCCGTTGTAGATGTAATCCACGTAACGACGCTGCACATCTTCAACAGAGCCGCGCTGAGAATCTGCCTGAGACTGAAGCGCTGACGGGCTATTAAAAATCGGATCACGCCACTCGAACTTAAAGCCTGAGTCATGGATTGGCACCATTGTGCCGTCGAAGGTGTATGACTTGGCATCCAGAGCCGCACCAACCTGACCACTCATCGATGTGTGAGCCCAGCCACGGCCACCAGTACGAGCGTAGTCATAGCGAGACTGCTCCAGACGAACAGAGCGCGACAGAGGCATCAGGTCATTCAGCAGGGTGAACTCAGTGTTCGGTTCAAACTGCTGCAGGACAGTGGTGTCATAGGCGCGGTACAGGCGGCGGATGTCATCTACCGCGTTGACAGCATCAAGGCCGGGTGCAGACTCTGCGTCACCACGCCAGTTAGCGCGAGCAAGGAAGTCAGCCGCAGCTTGCGCATTCGCTGTGCGGTTAGCTTCCAGAACACGAAACTGCGCCTGGTTCACGTCGAGATTACCGGTTTTCTCACCGATAGATTTTGAGAATACAAACATTCAGGTGCTCCTTACTTAATGACTACGCGCAGCAGATCACCTGCAGCTGCAGTGTAAGACTTATCTTCTTCGACATAGCAGCGAACTGCTTCGCCATCTGCCGCCGCTTTAACGCGTCCATTCGCAATAGAGAGCGCCTGACCCTTCGTGTAGGTACCGGCTGCAGCGCGCACGTTCAGGAACATGCCTGGCTGTGGCTGAATGCCAACAACCAACTCACCTGCGGGGATCACATCATCAACTGACAGACAGCGCAGGTAGTCTTTGTTTGCTACATAGAGAATTGCGCTTTCGGCACCAGCAACGGATGCTGTGAACTTGTCTGCAGCACTGAAGAAGCCAACAGTCCCAGGGGGAGTGGCTGCTGCCGCTGCACCTTCGCGATTCAGAAGCGGGTTAGGAAATACACCGCCCGCGTGAATTACATGCTTTCCATCTTTAGCCATCATTTACTCCGGCATTTCGCTGAATGATTGATTTGAGTTAGCCTGGCGGAATGAGCCATTCAGGCCGGTAGTTGTCTGGCACTGCGCGTACAGGCCATCGAGCGCTGCACCATCGAGAGCGTTGACGGCCAGATCGTCCAGGCCAAACTTCGCTTTCACGGCATTGCGCTTTTCGCCCTTTTCTTTGTCGGCGTTCGCGTTGATCTGGGTGTTGATTGCCGACACCTGATCACTCAGCAGCTTGGCCCAGCCCGGCATCTCTTCAGAGTTGGTCGCTTTCTCTTTGGCTTTCTTGTCGTCAGCCTCTTTCTTCTCCCGGGCGGCTTTCTCTTCCGGAGTTTCTGTTTTTTCAGCGGCCTTTTCGGCTACCATCTGGTTATATGCGTCCATCAGCTCCGCATCGGTTTTGCCATCAGTCGGCTTACCAGCAGCTTTAAGCGCGTTTACGATCAGGTCTTTCATCGGATTGTTTTCTCCGTTGGTTTTAATTTCGTACTCAGTAGGTTTGCGCACGACTTCTTGTGGTTCGCCGACGAATTGGGTTACCTTCTTTATCGGTTATCCAGTAGAGGTGATTCAGGCGCCATAACTTATCTCGCAAGAGATTGAGATGTTCAGGCTTCATGCTCACCCCTTCGCGAGATCGTCCATCAGGTCAGAAAGTTTCTTCGATGCTTCATCACCGGTCGGGCCGTCGATGTCATATGCCTGACGCTCAAGGCCAATCAGCGTTTTCAGCGTGTCGGATAAATCTTTCATCGACTTTACCCGACCAGGCATGCTGATAACCTTGTGGTAGATTTCGTTGAGCTTGTCCTGCCCTTTGTCGTCAGGGCTAAGCATCAGATCGCCAAGCTGTTCCAGTGCCCCTACATCAGCGCACTGCGCTTCGAGTTCACCAAACAATGAACTGGCAATGTTACGTGCGCGTCGAATGTCACCACGATGTTCCATGCGGACGTTGGCGATTACCTCAGCGTTGGCCTCGATCAGTATCCGCTCGTTGGTAGCCGTTTCAGTGGATACCTGTTTGGATACCTCACGTTTGGATACCAGCGCATCAGCCTTGGCTTTGATCTTCGCCTTGAGGTCTCGCTCCCAACCGTCACGTTTTGCACGCTTGTTTATCGCGCCGTGTGTGATGCCATGCTGTGAAGCTATTTCGCGGATAGACATCAAGCCAGCCCGGTAAGCCGACTCGATGGCCTCCCAATCTGGTGATGCCATATGGAATCCTTAATTCATCGCTATTAGGGGATAACCCTCACAATAGAACAACCACCATTCACGGCAGGTTGAATTAACTATGGAGGACTTATGATTGGTAAATTGATTGATCTGGCTATTGCATATGCAGACGTTGTGGACCTGGTTCTGAGCTTTATTCTTTCCCAGTAGCTTCTGGCACGCATTCAATCTTGAGTACGTCAACAGGCGCTAGGTATATCCATGCGCCATATTCCCGATCAACGTCAATGAAGCCATTAACCATCTCAGGCTGTGATCGGCTCATATTCCTTCATATGGAGAGCATAATTCAGTTATCATTTACGCATTGATAACGTGCATAAACTATTCATATGGACAACGCATTTGTAGTAAGAAGGGCTTCGATTAACTCACGCCCACAGTGGGCGCTCATAATTCACAGCATCAATGGGTACTGTGTATGCGTGGTTGATAAGGCATTCCCGATAGTGGAAGGTCAGGAGTTGTCACGCCATCCCACTCATAGGGGAGTGTGGGTGCTTTCAGGCAGTGATGTTGTTTTCCCGTCAAGCGTACATGGCGGGATGAGTCTTAACGAGGCTGAAGGGGCAATTTCACGTATCGCCAGATAAAACCCCATCCATGCCCATGCCTTTGGCGTATTTTATGACTATAGCCTTCCTGCCATTACTCCAATAAAAAACCTCCCGAAGGAGGTTATCGTTTGTGAAGCAGTCCGCCTGGCTGTGATTCTTTATACAGGCGCTGGCGAATCTGCTCGCTGATTATTTTTGTCAGGCGATCATCATGTTCATCACTGCGCTTATCAACACTGACGCCGATCTCCATAGCTTGATAAGAGGTATTGCCGTTGAAAAATGCCTCACTCATGAAAACCTGACCGTTACTGATGATGCCAAAGTCACCGAGAATCTGTGCAGCATCATCTGATGATTTCGTGCTCAGCTGAACCGGCTTTGAACGCTTGCCGCTTCCGTTATCAAGAATTACTGACAAGGATATATTCTTTCCTGCTGGTACGCCTGTTACTTGATAGGTGCAGTCCGGGTAGTTAACTAAGCGGCCCTGTAAAGTGACTTCTTCGCCGTTTTCATACTCTGCTCTGATGCTTGCCCGCCATGCATTATCAGCCTCTTTCGGCCAGTCCCACTGAACTTTAGCGCCCCATAGGCCGGGAGTCGCGGATACATTCACGGCACCAGGCAGTGAGCGCATGTCAGTTACGAGCAGTTTTTGAGGTAAATTATCAAAATCTCCTTCTTTCAGGGTCGGAGTGCCATCAAGGTCGTAGCTTGCACTGCCGCTTTTTGTGGAAAGGCTGTAGCCTTTATCTCCAATCACGATATGCAAAAAGTCTTTTTTATGGCTCATCAGAGTTTCCCGCTGGCTAGATATAATCAACCCTCGGCAATGGTGAGACCACCAGCCGATGATTCATTGTGTTTATGCTGAAAAGTGAACTCACTGAATGCAGTTTTCAGCACAAAATAAATACCGCCCGCAGGCGGCTGTAATTCACCGAGAAATTGAAGTGATTTCGGCTTCTGATAAGTCTCTTCGTAGGGAAAATGAATGTTCACCCGCCGTGACAAGTTCAAATTTACCAAGAGAAATGCGTGATTCAGAAACTTCTATGCCCGCCGCTTTCCCGAGATTTTTGAAAACCCGACCGCTTATATCTTCTCCATTGAAGTACAGGTAAAGCTTATTACTTGTCTCATCGTAAAGCTTACGCACCTCTATAGGCCCTGAAAACAGCCCTGCTATTTCGACAAAACTCTTTTGCATAAACCTAATCCTCATGAGTAATCCAAGCATCAGGTTAGATAATAAACGATAGCGTGTAAAGCACTGTTTTTATTGACGAATACGTCAATACAGTTCCGCAACGCTTCACAGCGTGGCTAACCGCTGGGAAAATCTAAGGGCTGCCAGCAGGCAGCAAAACGCGGTGAATATAAAAAGACGCTCACCCAGCAGATCCGGCTATCGGGGAGTTACAAGGACTTCAGTAGGAACTTGGGCAGCTTCAATCAACCGCAACGGAGTTAGACATCACCTTGGATGCTTCAAGACAAAAGAAGAAGCATCAGAAGCAAGAGATAACTTTGCTAAGGCATTAGATGGCGAATTCTACTGCGAGCAAAAAGACAAATCAGAGCTTGAAGGAGCCACAGCATAATGCCAATCAACACGATCACAATCGCAGGTAATGTCGGCAAGGATGCCGTTCTGCGCGTCACTCCAAACGGAAAACATATTGCTTCATTCTCTCTGCCGGCCAAATCAGGATTTGGCGATAACGAGAAAACCTCGTGGCTGCAATGCAAATTGTTCGGCGCCATGGCTGAGAAGCTGTCGGCATCAATCCTGAAAGGTGCGAAGGTCACAGTTACCGGCGAGTTTGTTCTGGAAGAATGGACAAAGGACGATGGCACCAAAGTCTCCACGCCAACCATTCTCGTACGGGATATCGACTTGCCACCAAAGCAGAACGGCCAGCAGCAGAGTCGGCCGCAGCAGTCGCGTGGTCAATCTACCGAACCTGACTACGACACCTCGATCCCCTTCTGATTTAACCTAACAATAAGGCACCGACCATGAACCTCACCGAACCTTCGGCGGACTCTGCACGCCCTGATGAAGCCGAATCACAACGGCTTCACAGGTTGGCTATGCGGGACGCACAGCAGCAGATTAACGCCCGGTACGGTGAGCGGTGCCGGATTGAATCACGGACGAAGGAATCACTAGAGCAACGGCGCAGGGAGCGCGCCACGAAGGAATACGCACGACAGGCAGCTTTCTATCCGCAGCTGCCACGCATCGTTATGACGAAGCCTGATGTTGTCTGGAATGACTATCAGACAGAGCTGCGCGGCCGCTTTGGTGCCGCGGTGCAGGACTAACTATTTTCGCCGCGGCATTGAGCCTGACAGCGGCATAAGGGGTAAGAGATGGATTCAGCAGTTAAGCAGGCACTTTTTAATAAAATTCAGGCTCTGGCGACAGAATGCCATCAACTTGCATGCTCGATTGATGTAGGCGATGAGCGCACCGAAATGTTTGAAGTTTATGGCGTACTTCATAACCTGACCAGGCGGGGCTATGCCGAGCAGGTCGGACGCTCAATGAACCCATTGCTCAGCTTTAATGATGGTGATGATGAAGAAGACTTTCTCGACGAGGATGATGACTAATGCTAACCGGCTTTGTTCTGCCTATCACATCCACCATCCATGCTATGCCCGTTAGTGAGAGGATCTACCCTACTCTGGCAGCGTGTTAGGCGGTGAAGGTACGGATACTTGATCGCCGTCCCAAAATTGTACTGGATTGTGGTTAAAAGGCCGATATTGATAAAGTTTTCTGTATTTATGTCCGATAAATAGTTAAGAATTTATATATTAACTACAGGAGTAAAGTTTAATGTCCAACTCAATTAACAAAAGTAAAAATCCACTACCTGCGATAGCTCAAGACAGCAAAAATCCACCGCCACCTACAATCTTTGTTCGTCCTGCACCTCCACCAATGCCTCCGAAGCCAGCGAAAAAGTAAGCTATAAGGAGTTTCTATGGAGGCTGTAAGTAAAGATGTATTTGACATATTAATGCTATTGTTGCCAGGCTTTTTAACTGCTTGGATTTTCCATGCATTTACTGCCTATCCCAAGCCGTCACAATTTGAGAGAGTAATACAAGCTTTAATTTTTACGGTCTTTATTCAAGCTTCCATTTATTTGATAAAGCCATTGCTTATATGGTTAGGTAACTATCACAGTTTTGGCGCATGGACCTCTGAAACTAAAAATTTATGGTCGTATTTTAGTGCGTTTATTATTGGAATAGTATTTAGCACGTTGGCTAACAACGATAAATTTCATGGTGTTATGAGGTACATAAAGATCACGAAACAAACTTCCTATCATTGTGAATGGTTCGGAACTTTTAACGCTAATATAACCCATGTAATATTACACCTTACAGACGATAGAAGAATTTTTGGTTGGCCTGAAGAATGGCCAGCAGACCCTGAAAAAGGACAGTTTATACTTCGCAATCCCTCTTGGGTGACAGAGAGTGGTTATGAGGACATGCCCACAGTTAAGTTTATTATGTTTAAAGCTTCAGATATCAAGTGGGTAGAATTTATGCAAGATTATCCAGAGGTGAAATATGTCGAGAAAGATTCCGAATCCTCCCCCCTACAAAATTCCGAACCGTGATGGAGTAAGAGGTGGAAAAAATCCGCCCCCCCCTACTATTTACGAGCGGCCAGCGCCTCCACCATCACCGCCGCCAGGAAAAAAAGCTTAACAATGCCCCGCCTCGGCGGGGTTTTTTATTGCCTATAGGAAACCGAAATGACACATCCAGACCCTATTGATGAAGCAGCAGAACGCGAGCAGCAGATGATTGAGATTGCCCTGGCTAACCGCAAGCATCCGGAGATGGTGTTTACCGGCGCCTGCTATTACTTCGAAGAGGCGGTGAGCACTGGTTGCTTCTGTTCGGCTGAGTGCCGGGAAGACCATGAGCGCGTTGAGCGCGCTAAGCAGCACAGGAGAGTGGCATGAGCAATATCTATGCTGACTGGCGCATCACTCTCTATACCGAATGCCCTGTGTGCGAAGAATATTTCGATTTAATCGAGCAGGATGACGACTTTTGGGTTGATGGCGGAAGAGCACAGATTTTCGAACACGATACGCCGCGAACCACTGATGTTGAAGTTGAGTGCCCCGCCTGCGAACACAAATTTAAAGTCGATTTCTGTCACTAATCCCCCACCCACCCTATTAACTATCGCGCTCTGCGTGAGGAGTTGTTATGTCTGAAAAGTATCGACTCATCTACTGTGATCCACCCTGGTCGTACAGCAATACCATTAGCAACGGCGCAGCGTCCGACCACTACCAAACGATGCCGATCGCAGATATTAAGCGGCTGCCGGTTTGGGATATCGCTGCCGACAATGCAGTACTGGCGATGTGGTACACCGGCACCCATAACGCCGAAGCAGTGCAACTCGCAGAAGCCTGGGGATTTAAGGTTAGGACGATGAAGGGGCTCACCTGGGTGAAGCTCAATCAGTTGGCCGAGCAGCATATCAATAAGGCGCTCGCAGATGGTGAGGTGAGTGACTTCTACGACTTTTTGGCGCTGCTGAACACGCAGACGCGAATGAACGGCGGCAACTACACCAGAGCCAACACAGAGGACTTGCTGATCGCGGTGCGCGGCAGCGGAATTGAAAGGGTTAACGCATCAGTGAAGCAGGTCATATACAGCCCGCTTGGAGAGCACAGCGCAAAACCCTGGGAGGCCCGCCACCGGCTGGAGTTACTTTACGGTGATGTGCCACGCATCGAGTTATTCAGTCGCGGCGACGCAGCAGGGTGGCATCACTGGGGGAATGAAAACCCCCGCAATGATATTGAGTTGCTGCCCGGCGTTGCGATCCCTTCCGGTAAGAGATCGGATGAAGCAGCATGAACACCATCTGCGACATTACCCGCGGCGAGTTCACTCTGTGGCTCGTCGTTTTTATTTTTATCGTGCTGGTCTGGAACCGGCCCTATAAGGAGTAGATATGGAAAACGTTGTTCAGCTGATGCCGAGCAAGTGGGTATCTGAATCCGTGCTGATGACCATAACTGGCATGAAGAAAAACACCATTAAAACGGCTCGCGAAGTGTCATGGATAGAGGGTCGGGAATACAAGCACGTGTCGCCTGATGGCGCGCCGCGTGATAACAGCATGTGCTTTTACGACTGGAAGGCGATCGAGAAGTGGATTGATAACCAGCCAGCAGCGATTGCCAGGAAGAAATCTGCTTAAATGCAGATCCATTTCAACAGGAGAAGGCGTATGTCTGGATATCCGACAGGAGTGGCTCCCAACAAGAACCACCTTCGAATCTGGTTCATGTATGAGGGGCAAAGGCGGTGGGAGGCGATCGGCGTTCCCGATACACCCAAAAACAGGAAGATGGCTGGCGAGCTGCGTAGCAACATCGTTTACCGCATTAAGACAGGGACGTTTGATTACAGGAGTGAATTTCCGGATTCACCACTATTTAAGAACCAGGCTGGCTCATCAAAGGCGGTGCCTATCAGGGAAGTTGCGGATTTATGGCTGAAGCTCAAAAAGCCTGACTGGGCCAATAGCTCTTACATCACGACAGAACGCCGCGTCAGGGTGACGCTGGATATCATCGGCAACGGAAAGGACATCCGGTCAGTCATGCAGAAAGATATTCTCAACCTGCGCATTGAGCTTCTGAATGGCAGCTACTTTACTGGCAGGAAGATGAATATAGAAAAGAAAGGCAGGACGGCGGCCACGGTGAACTCCAGCATGGCAGACCTGAAAGCGATATTCGCCTTTGCTCATGGCAACGGGTATATAGAAGCAAACCCGATGACGGGCATCAAGCCTCTGAAGAAGTCAAATAAGCGGCCTGACCCGATCACGCGGGAAGAGTACCCTCGCCTCATCGCGGCATGCTCTACGCGCCAGACGGCAAACATGTGGTCTCTTGCCATCCTGACGGGGTTGCGGCATGGCGAGATATGCGCGCTGGCATGGGAGGATGTGGACCTTGAAGCGAAGAAGCTGACAGTCAGCCGAAACCTAACGCCACAGGGTCTATTCACGCCGCCGAAGACAGAAGCGGGAAACCGTGTCATATGCCTGATAGATGCGGCGGTCGATATCCTGCGTGACCAGAGGGAGCTGACACGAATGTACCCTCAGACCTCATTTACCTTTCATACCAGGGAGTATGGCGAGCGAATTGAGGAACAGAAGACATTCGTGTTCAATCCCAGCGTGAACGCAGTCAACGGCAGGTCGGGAGCATATTACTCAACAGAGTCACTCGGACAGATATGGACCGGCGCACTGAGGCGTGCAGGCCTGCGTCACCGGAAAGCATATCAGTCACGTCATACGTTCGCATGCTGGGCTCTCTCAGCAGGCGCAAACCCGAACTACGTTGCATCTCAAATGGGCCACTCCGATGCGCAGATGGTGTACCGGGTTTATGGCGCCTGGATGTCAGAGAACAACACGGACCAGCTATCACTCATCAACACGAAAATGAGCGATCTTGTGCTACATACGTGCTCCACTAAAGTGGCAGTATGATAAACCTCAA